AATAGTTTAGCAGTTCATTTACTAGGAGCAAGTGATAGTGCAACACCAGCTTCATTCAATGCGTGGACTTACAAAAATAATTTTGATTTAGCACCAGGAACATCTTCCTATGCTACTAAATACGGATCATTGCACGATGAATGTCACCTTGCAGTTATTGATTCAGGCGGACTATTTACTGGTACTAAAGGAACAGTTTTAGAAGCTTATGACGCAGTCTCTGTTGCTCCAGATGCAGTTAAAGATGACGGAAGTACAAATTATGTAAGAAAAGTAGTTAATGAAAATTCTAATTACATTTACTTTCTAAACTTTGATTCCGCAATGACAGCCGCCGGTGCTGGTACAACTAATGCTAGTGTAGCAGGCGGAAACAATTATAAAGCGGTAACTAAACCTTTAGTTAAAGAATTAAAATTAACTAATGGTGCAAACAGTGGTGCACTAACTGCAACTGAGTTTGCTACTGGGTTCGATCTTTTTGAAGATAGAGACACAGTAGAAGTTGATTTCTTGATTGCTCCAGGTATGACATCAAGAACTGATCAAACAACCGTTACAAATGATTTAGTTGCTACAGCAGCAAGCTTAAGAAAAGATTGTGTTGTGGTTTCATCACCATCTCGAGATGATGTTGTAATTGTTGAAGGTGCTAATAATTTCACTGCTTCATCATACTTAATAGTAGATAACAACTATCTTAAAGTATATGATAAATTTAACGACCAATTTATTAAAATTCCTGCAGCCTCTTCTACAGCCGGTCTTATGGCTTTATCAGATGCTAATGCTGCTCCATGGTTTTCACCAGCTGGAAATCGTAGAGGACAGTTACTAGGAATTACAGATTTAGTTTGGTCACCAACAAAATCTCAGAGAGATACACTCTATAGAAATTATGTTAATCCTATAGCAAATATTCCTGGCCAAGGAACAATGTTATATGGAGATAAGACTCACTTATTGAAGAACTCTGCTTTTGACAGAATTAACGTAAGACGATTATTCCTTTCAATAGAAAGAGCAATCGCTGCAGCTGCTCAAAACGCAATGTTTGAATTCAATGATGAGTTTACAAGAGCAGAATTTGTTAATATAGTTGAACCATTCCTAAGAGAAATCAAAGGAAGAAGAGGTATTACAGACTTTAAATTAGTTTGTGATTCGACTAATAACACTGCTGCAGTAATTGATAGAAATGAGTTTATTGCAAATGTATTTGTAAAACCTGCTCGCTCTATCAACTTTGTAACATTGAATTTTGTTGGAGTTAGAACCGGCGTCGATTTCACTGAAATCGTCGGCACAGTTTAGGAAGGGAGAGTAAAAAATGGCAATTCTAGGAGTTGACGATTTTAAAGCCAAAATCAGAGGTGGAGGCGCTCGTCCTAATCTATTCAAAGCAACAATAAACTTTCCAGGATATGCAGATGGCGATGTAGAATTATCATCATTTTTATGTAAGTCTGCTTTACTGCCTGAGTCTACTATAGGTTTAATAACCGTTCCTTTTAGAGGTAGAAACTTAAAAGTAGCAGGAGACAGAACATTTGCACCTTGGACTGTTACAATAATCAATGATACTACCATGGACACAAGAAATGCTCTTGAAAGGTGGATGAATGGTATTAATGCTCATACAGCTAATACAGGATTAACTAACCCTGTAGATTACCAAGCAGACCTTGTGGTAGAACAACTTGATAAAGATGGTACAACAACCAAAACTTACAATTTCAGAGGTGCATTTCCTACAGCAGTAGGATCAATTGCAGTTAGCTATGATAACGCAGATGTAATCGAAGAATTTGACTGTGAGTTTGCTGTACAGTATTGGGAATCTAATACTACATCTTAATATACATATTAATAAGGGAGAGCTTTATGCTCTCCCAATATAAGGATTAAATATGGCTGATAATGGCGGAATAAAGTTATTTGGCTTTGAACTTAGAAGAGTTAAAGACGAGAAAAATAAAAAATTATTATCTGTAGTACCAAAAGTAGATGATGACGGTGCAGGTTATGTTACAGCTGCAGGGTCACACTACGGTCAGTTTCTTAATATTGAAGGAGATGACTCTAAGGATAATACTCAGTTAATTATGAAGTACAGAGGTGTAGCATTTCAACCAGAAGTTGATATGGCTGTGGAAGATATTATCAATGAAGCAATTAGTGGAAGTGAAATTAAAGCTTCAGTTAATCTAGTACTAGACAACTTAAAAGATGTAAGCCAAACAATAAAGAATCAATTAAACGAAGAAT